TGTTGCGCATGGGTGTGCTCATCAGTCGTGGCCGTAAAACTGGCCCGAACAAGGTCATTTCTGAGTGGCAAACTCACATTCCCCAAAATAGGGAAACATTCCCCAAAACAGGGAAGGAAAGTTTCCCCAAAACAGGGAAGACACCTTCCCCGAAACAGGGATACACAAAAGACACTATTCAAAAGACAGTAAAGACAACTACTGATGGGGCATCAGCTTGCGCTGAACCCCCAGCAGCAACCCCCGAAAAGCGACCAGTGAAAAATACACCATACCAGGCGATCCTGGATGCCTATCACGACATCCTGCCGGAGATGCCAGCCATCCGTGAGCTGACCGATTCTCGCAAAACCAAAATCAGGAACTTCTGGACCAAGTTCAAGTTCGACGAGACCCGCTGGCGCGCCTACTTGGATTTCATCGCCAAGAACTGCCGCTGGATGTGCGAGAGCCGCCCGCGCCGCGATGGCGAGTCGGCCTGGAAGCCTAAGAACTTGGATTTTTTGGTGACCGAGCGGTGTTATCTGGGCGTGCGGGAGGGGCGGTTCAATGACGAGTGATGCAATGGGGTTTGTGCCCCCTCACAACTTCGAGGCGGAGCAGTCTGTGCTGGGCGGGCTGATGCTGCGGGCTGACTCGTTCCACGACTTGGGCCTGTCTGAGCGCGATTTTTACAGTCGCCCGCACCAGATCATTTTCGGGGCGATCTCCCAACTGATCGCCGCCAAGCAGCCGGTTGACATCATGACAGTGCAGCACCGTATCGAGCAGGACGGCGAGCTCGATGTTGCCGGCGGGTTTGCCTACCTAGTCGAGATCGCCAAGAACACCCCAAGCTCGGCGAACTTCAGCGCCTACCAGGAGATCGTGCAGTCCCGTTACCAGTTGCGTAAGACCTACCTGATGCTGCGTGAGGCCCTGCCGCGGCTGGAGCGCGGCGAGAACGTCTCTGACGAGCTGGCATCCTCGCTGATGCGCATCGCTCAGCCCAGTGGCAAGTACGAGCACGGTCCGGAGGAGATTGCCAGGGCGGCAGTCGATGCCATCGAGCGCTACCAGATGGGGCTTGAGCAGGGGGTCACCTACGGGATCCCCGATCTGGATGCGGCCGCCAACGGAGCGCATAACTCGGACCTGGTGATCATCGCCGCCCGCCCGGCCATGGGGAAAACCGCGCTGCTGCTGAACATGATCCTGGGCGCTCTGGCGGTGCCCGCCGGCCATTCGGTGGGGTTTATCTCAGCCGAGATGCCGGTCGCGCAGATTGGCACCCGGATCTGCTGCATGGATGGCCGCGTGAACAGCCACAAGATGCGCACCGGCCAGTTGGATGACGAGGACTGGGCGCGGCTGACGGCCGCCACCGGGCGCCTGATTGGCTCCAAGCTGCGGGTGTTCGACAAGTCCGGGGTGAGCATTGGCGAGATTGAGCGGCTCGCCCGGCGCTGGAAGCACGAGCACGGCCTGACGGCGCTCTACGTGGATTACCTGCAGCGCATCAAGGGGGTGAACCCCAACGCCGAGCGCTGGCAGCAGGTGGGGGACAACGTCATGCGGCTCAAGGAGCTGGCCCGCGAGCTGGATATCCCGGTGATCTGCCTGGCCCAGGTGAACCGGGCCTGCGAAGAACGTGGCAACAAGCGGCCCGGCATGGGGGACATCGCCAACTCGTCCGAGGTCGAGAAGGAGGCCGACCAGATCATGGTGTTGTATCGGGATGAGGTCTACGACGAGAACAGCACCGACAAGGGGACCGCCGAGATCAACTACGTGAAGAATCGCCACGGCCCGACCGGGGTGGTGCGAGTGCGCTGGCAGGCGCCATTCATGCGGTTCTGCAACCTGAAGGAGGAATACTGATGGACGCTATTGCTGTGCCAGCAAGCCAGATCTTGCAAGAGTGGGAGGCTGAGATGCGCATCAGGGCGAAGTTGACACCACCAGAGTTGGCAGCTCGGGAGCGCCAGCAACGCATGGTCAGAGAACGGGAGATATCCCGTGCCTTTGGGCGGCGCTATCGCATCGAGGAGGATTGCTGACATGTTCAATCCTGATGTGATCGTCGCGGTCGTGGCCGCGAAGTTCTGCCGGGTGGTGATCTATCCCGCCGTGCGGGGCTGGTGTGGGGAGCGGATGCAGCTCGAGGTGGCCGACGATATCGATGCGCTGGGGCACACCGATTGTCAGCGCGGGGCAGGGCATTGGCTGGTGCAGGGCACGACGCCTGAGCAAGTGGCGAAGGAGGTCGAACGGCTGAGAGGCGCGCCAGTGCTGGTGTTGAGAGGTGGTGTTGCGAATGGAGCTGTGGATAACTTTGAAGGGGAGGGCCTTGCCAACCAGTGACACAAGGGGTACCGCGCCGTACCATTGCCAGTGCCGGACCTAGACCACCCGGCTGTTTAACCAAAGGACCTAGACCATGACCAAGCCGCATACCCGAGATCTATCCATCGCGACCCAGTTGGGGCGCGTGATATCCATCATGAGCGACGGCAAGCCCCGCACCCTGCGCGACATCGAGCGCGAGTGCTGGAGCCGCTACGGCCACGCCGACACCCAGGCCGCCATCAGCGCCAGACTGCGTGAAGTTTGCTGCTACGGCTGGGCGAAGTATTCCAGCAACCAGGTCATCGACGGCAAGCAGGTGTGGCATTACCGCATCGAGCTGCCTCCCACCACCGAGGCCGTAGCGGCTAAGGCGGTGGCAGCATGAGATTCACCCACGCTATCGCAGCCGTTCTGGCCGCCACTGCTGCCCAATCGCCCTGGTTCAACCCGCTTGATTTCAAGCCTGGACATGGCTTCTGCATCCCCAACCCGCGCAATGACCGGGCCGCACAGCGTCAGCGTGCCGCCTCCAAGCGCCGCAACAAGTCCAAGCGGGGGTGAGGATGGAACTCACCCTTCTGAAAATGTCCGGCGGGGTACTTGCCCCGTCCACTCCGGCCGATGCCGAAGCCATCAAGCTGATGCCGATCGGTACCACCATCCTGGCCAAGGGCAAGGGGCGCCGCAACCTGGCGTTTCATCGCCGCTTCTTCGCCCTGCTCAACCTGACTTTCGATTACTGGGAGCCAACTGGCGGCATGGTATCGCCAGCCGAGCAGGGGATCCTGTCCCGGTTCGTTCGCTACCTCGCCCAGTTCGGCGCTGGCAACGTGCTGAACAAGGCCAAGGATGAGTTTATCGACCAGCTGGCCAGCAGCCGTATCGAGCGCCACGGCCCCCAGGCTGAGAAGTCGTTTGAGGTGATGCGCAAGTGGCTCACCGTCGAGGCCGGTTATTACACCGTGGTGATGCTGCCGGATGGCGGCATGCGCAAGGAGGCCAAGAGCGTCAGCTTTGCCAAGATGGATCAGACTGAGTTCTCCGACCTGTACCGGGCTGTGTTCGGGGTCTGCTGGCGCTATGTGCTGAGCAAGCAGTTTGCCACCGAGGAGGAGGCTGAGAACGCCTGCGCCCAGCTGATGGGGTTTGCCGGATGAGATTCGAGACCAGCCCAATCCGCTCCAGCGACCTGCGCGATGGCGCTCGCGGCCAGCTCTGCAAGATCCAGCTTGCCGGGGTCTGCATCGGTGGCACCGAAACCACGGTGCTGGCTCACCTGCCAAGCGCCCCGCATGGAATGGCCCTCAAGGGGGATGATTTGGTGGCAGTTGAGGCGTGCTGTGCTTGCCATGACGCCATTGATGGCCGTATCGCCTACGACTGGCAGCCAGGGGAGCGTGAAGAGGTCACCTATAGCGCCCTGACCCGTCAGCTGCACAGCTGGGTGGTGCGGGGGCTTGTCAGTGTGAAGGGGGCGGCATGATCCACCTCTCTGCTATCGATGCCAGCCGCCTGCTCGGCAACAACCCGAAAGCCAAGGCCGTGGTGAACAAGGTCAAGAAGGCGCAGCAGGTGGATGAGCTGCACGGTAAGGTGCTGAGCCAACTGGTCGGCCTTCCTGACCCCGCCACCGAGCTGTTGTTTCACCCCAAGCGCAAATGGCGATTCGACTTTGCCTGGGAGGAGCAGAAGCTCGCCCTCGAGATCCACGGCGGGATCCACTCCGGCGGCCGGCACACCCGGGGGAGGGGGTTCGTAGAGGACCGGGCCAAGATGAACGAGGCCACCTTGCTCGGGTGGACCGTGCTGGAAGTTACCCCGGAACACATCAAATCCGGCCAGTTGCGTGCCTGGCTGCTCGCCGCTTTCAATCAGGACCCAGGCCAGAGGACCAAACCATGACCAACTCTATCGAAATGGCTCTGCGCCT